AGATGCTTTACGCCGAGAGCGTCAATCTATTACCGAACGCTTCAGAAATGAAGTTCAGGCTCGACTCAACAAAAAGCTACACAGCGCAGGAAGTACAGGAACTCCTTGATATTGTCGTTGAAGAAGCGGAACAGAGCATCACGGAAGCGTATAACGCAGGCTATAAGCAGGGAGTCCTTGAATATAAACCCGACGTTGCGTATTGGAAAACACAAGCGGAAGGCTTTGAAACACTTTTGAAAGCGGAACGGCGCAAAAAGTGGCTATGGAGTTTAGGCGGGGTAAGTATCGGATTGGCAGGAGGAGTCGGCATCGGAATTGCGCTGCAATTAAGATAGCCTTTGGATGGTGCACAAATGGAAATAGTCAAATTTATCCTTGCTTGTATCGGCAGCTTCATAGCCACAACCGGATTTTTCGGCGGGCTTTGGGCAAATCATAAAAAGAAGGTTGAAGCAAAAATAGCCGGTGTGCAAAACTCCGCCGATGCAAAGATTAAAAAGCAGGAAGAGCGTATCGAAAAACTTGAGGATGTCGTGGCGGAGCTTCAAAAGACCGTAAGCGATGGTCTTGGCCAGCGGTTAAGTAATATCGAAGGAGAGATGAAAGGCATGAACAATATTTTAAAGCAGATTCAGGGCTGGTTCATCAATAACACACCGCGGAGATAGCCGACACAAACGATGCTCAGAAAGGAGATTTAAGGAAGATGGACAATATATTTTTACCGAACCAACGCAGTATCATCTTGCAGGGACTTGAAAAAGACGCAAGCAGGACGCTTTCAAACGAAATGCTCCAGCGGCTTTTAAAAACATACGGACATACAGTCAGTCTCGCTGATGTGAATATGCTTATCAATTGGCTTGAAGTGCGCGGCTTTGTTATGGCAGAGCGGCTTTCCGATAAAGGTCTTGTATTAGCACACCTTACCCGCGCAGGGCTGGACGTCGCACTTGGCTACTGCCGAGTAGAGGGCATTGAGCCGCCTTTCATGGATTAAGCGCTTTATAAGAGGAAAAAAGATGGGACAAAAAAGCGCCGTTGATAAGCTGCCTGAACCATTACGCAAGCGCCTGATTGAACTGCTCAACAGACCGGATGTAACGCAGCTTGAAATCGTTGATGCCATCAATGCAGAGGCGGGAGAGCCGCTGATCTCAAAAAGCTCACTTAACCGCTATGCACTTAGAATGAAAAAATTTGCCGAAAAAAATCGGCAAGCCCGCGAGGTTGCGGAAGCCTACTTGGAAAAGTACGGCAGCGACACGCGGAACAAACTGGGTAAAGTAGTCAATGAGCAGATACGGCTTGTCGCTTTTGACCTTATCTGTGAATTGGAGGAATTAAAAGAAGAGGCAGTAGTTGATCCGAAACTCATGACCGAAGTGATTTTTAAAGTCTCCCGCGGATTGAAGGAATTGGAACACGCTGAAAAACTCAATGCCGAGCGGGAAGATGCCATCAAAGAACTCATCCTCAAAGAGACGGCAGCAAAGGTTGAAGCGGTTGGGAAGAAAAAAGGCGTGAGTAAAGAAGCGATGCAAACCATTCTTGCCGAAGTGTTTAGGATACAAACATGACCATCTCGGAAGCATTAAGCAAAAACATCTTGCTTGACTACCAAAGCCGCTGGCTCAAAGACACTGCAAAGGTAAAGGTCTGGGAAAAAAGCCGCCGTATCGGAGCCTCGTATGTAGAAGCGCTCTATGCGGTATTACTGGCAGCGCTTTCACGCACTGACGGCGGAATGAACTGCTACTATCTTTCGTATGCAAAAGAGATGACGCAGCAGTTTGTCAATGACGCCGCATTTTGGGCAAAGCTTTTAAACATCGCCTGTTCCGATATGGAAGAGACGGTGATCAAAGATGAAGATAAAGACATTACCGTTTACAAAATCCGCTTTGATTCAGGGTTTGAAATTTGGGGTCTGCCGTCCGTACCGCGCTCGATTCGCTCAAAGCAGGGACATGTCGTTATTGATGAGGCGGCATTCTGCGATGATTTATCGGAACTGTTAAAAGCAGCGTTAGCCCTTTTGATGTGGGGCGGCTCGGTTGCTATTTTGAGTACCCATGACGGGGAAGATAATCCGTTTAATGATTTAGTCAAAGAGATTCACGATGGAAAAAAAGAGTACTCCCTGCACCGTACCACGATTGATGATGCCTTGAGCGACGGCTTATACAAGCGCATTTGTGAAGTCAAAGGAGAGGTATGGAGTGCGGAAAAAGAAGCGGCGTGGCTTGCCTCGCTCATCAAAGATTACGGCGATGGCGCGGATGAAGAATTGTATTGTGTGCCGCGTGCAAACGGGACGCAGTATTTCCCTCGTTCCCTCATTGATAGTATCAAAAAAGATGCGCCGGTATTCCGGTTTACCGAAAGCGATACCTTCACATTTGAAAGCGAGTGGAAGCGGGAGCGTACCATTCAAAAATGGTTTAAAGAGATAAAGCCGGTTTTACAAGGAACGCGCAATCCGGTTGTTATCGGCGAAGACTTTGCCCGCTCCGGAGACTTAACCGTTATCTGGCTTGATGAAATACTGAAAGAGGGCGTTTCTCAAACACTCTGTGTAATTGAATTGCGCAATATTCCGTTTGCCCAACAATGGCAGCTGATACAGCTTGTCGGAAATACATTGAGTAATTTGGAAGGTGCCGCCTTTGACTCACGGGGAAACGGACAAATGATTGCCGAACTTGCTGCGCAGGAATGGCCGGGGTATGTGTATCAAGTGATGCTTTCACGCAAATGGTACGCCGAGTATTTTCCCCAATTAAAAAGCGCATTTGAAGAAAAGACGACAAGCGTGCCCGACGATCTTTTTATCCGTGATGATTTTAAGGTTGTAAAAGTTGTACAGGGAGTCCCGCTTGTTACTGAACGCACCGGCGCAAGTAGAACAAGACGGCACGGTGATGCGTGCATTGCCAAAGTGATGGCAAAGTATGCGGAACTGCAAAGCGCTGAAGCGGGGTATCAGCCGTATGCGTATGAGCCGGTTAAAACAAGAACGACATTTGGACTAAAAGGAGTTGATCCATGGGATGGCTGGGACGATTAACCGGCAAAGCCGGAAGCACTACAGAACGCAAAGACACGCACGGCTTAACCGAACAGCGGGCAACGCCGGTTGCCAACTCTAACCGCGACTTATGGTCGGGCGGTTTAGTTGCTGGGCTTACACCGGAGAAGCTGGCATCTCTTTTAGATACGGTGCGCCGCGGAGACGTTCCGGCGGAGTATTTGGAGATTGCCGGAGAATTGGAAGAGCGCGATGCGCATTACCGCTCAGTGCTTTCAACCCGCAAACACGCCGTTGAAGGACTGGAACTGTATGTGCAAGCAGGAAGCGATGATAAAGAAAGCCTTGCAATCGCCGATGCCGTCAGTGAAGATATTGCGCAGCACGCCGATTGTATGGATTTAATTAAAAACACGCTCGACGCTTTAGGCAAAGGCTTTAGCGTCAATGAAATTATCTGGGAGACTTCCGGCTCGCGATGGAAACCGCAAACCTTTTACTTCCGTGATCCGCGCTGGTTCGCGTACGATAAAGAAACGGGCGTATTATCACTTCGTGATCCTTACGGTATGGAGCTGCACCCGCTTGAGCCGTACAAGTTTATCGTGCATGAGCCGAACCTGTTAAGCGGCAAGCAGATTACCTCTGGCTTGAGCTTTACCGCGCTCTTTTATTGGCTGATTAAAACGTATGACGTAAGTAGTTGGGCAGCATTCGCCGATCGCTTCGGCTATCCGGTGAGAATCGGTAAATACGGACGTAAGGCAACAAAAGAAGATATTGCAACCTTAAAGCGTGCCGTTGCCGCAATCGGCGCAGATGTCGGAGCGGTGATCCCCGATTCAATGCTTATCGATATTGTCGAAAGCAAAACAACGGCGAGCAATGCAACGGTGTATCAAGATATTGCCGAGTGGGTTGATAAGCAGCTTTCAAAGCTGGTGCTCGGACAGACGGCAAGCGCCGAAGGCACTCCGGGCAAACTTGGAGACAGCCAAGACCAGCAGACGGTCAGACAGGATATCTTAAAAGCCGATGTGCGCCAGCTTGAGCAAACCTTAAACCGCGACCTTGTTATCCCGTATGTCAATTTTAATTTCGGCGAACAGGAACACTATCCGAAACTTCGCATCAAATACATCGAACCGAAAAACGTACAGCTCATTGTCGATTCCGTTACGAAGCTCGTACCGCTGGGCTTAAAAGTAAAAGCGCAGGAAATGCATACGCTGTTAGGGCTTTCTGCTCCTGAAAAAGACGATGAGATACTCACTGCGCCGAATCCGTATCAAACGGAACTGAATACGCACGGGGCGCTCTCCGGCTCCATTGCACTCAATGCAAGTGATGTTTCTTCCTACGCAAGCGATGATGATGAACTGCCGGAAGAAAACGAGCAAGACTTTATCGCTATTACCGACGATATTGCAGCAGTACTGGAACAAGCAGCGGATAAAGCGACCGATTTTACGAGCTTTGAGGCGGAACTTGAAAAGCTGGTAACCGGCTGGAGCCCTGAAAAAATAGCCCGCACAATGGCAATCGCATTTTTTAAGGCACGTGCCGAAGGTGATGCCAATTTTGACAAGGAAGATGAATAGTATGGAACTCACTGAAAATATCAACCTATTACAGGGAGATTGTATAGACCTTCTGCCTAAAATACCTGACGGCAGTATCAATTCGATTATTACCGATCCGCCGTATTTTTTAGGCATGACACATAACGGGCAGAAAGGCTGCTTTAATGATCTTGCTATCTGTAAGCCGTTTTATCAAAAGCTCTTTACAGAATACAAGCGCGTATTAAAGCCGGACGGCTGTGTTTATTTTTTTTGCGACTGGCGAAGTTATGCGTTTTATTATCCACTTTTCGACTCTGTTTTAGGTGCAAGAAATATGCTCGTTTGGGATAAGCAATCCGGTGCCGGTAATTTTTATACTTATCAACATGAACTCGTTATATTTACAACAAAACGAAACGCTTTTAATGTTAAAGAAACTAAGAATATTATTACCGGTATTCGCTCTTTTTCTACTGGAGCTAAAAAGACAAACGGTGAGAAAGTTCATCCAACACAAAAGCCGATAGAGTTAATTGAAAAATTCATCCGAGACAGTACCGATGCCGGAGACACTGTACTGGATTCTTTTGCAGGTTCCGGCACAACCGGCGTTGCCTGCATCAATACTGACCGTAAGTTCATCGGTATGGAACTGGACGATCAGTATTTTAACATTGCCAAACAGCGGATTGAAAAAGCGCTAACCGAAAAACAGCAGAATCTTTTTGGTGAGCATGGGGAGGCGGTCAATGCCTGAGTCTCTTATCCCCGAAGATGCGCTCAACTACATCAAAGATAAAAATTTAAAAGTCGGTTTTTCGTATAAGGATGTCTGGAACGAAGAACACGCTACT